ACCCAGATAAATGGAACTCTAATGCCTATATATTCGTTTCTAATGCACTATTTTATGCTTATCCATGCAAAAAATAAGGAAAACAAAATGAAAAAGCTGGTTTTTGCTGTAATGATGTTTATTTTTAGCATTGGAGCAAATGCGGCCTGCGATGTTAAATCACTTAAAGGAAGTTACGGAATGCTTGTGTCTGGCGTAGTTAATAGCAAATCATGCGCTGGCGTTGGAACGATACTTTTTGACGGAAAAGGCGTTGCAAAAATTAAGCTGGTTGAATCGTGTGGCGAAGGTCAACTTTACGCAGATAATCAATCGACGCAATACGCATTCGTTAATGACTGTGTTGCAGGTGCTACATTTGGAAGCGGTCTTGATATTACTGTCGTTTTTGACCGAAATCTAAAGGTTGGTCAGGTTATGGCGGTTGGTCTTAACGGAGGTGTTGGCGTAGGAACACTACTAAAACAATAAAAAGCCGCGCAACCAAGAGTAAAGGAACGCGGCTTTAAACAACCCGACGTGATGTCGGCATTTTCCTATCCACAGGAGAAAACCAAAATGAAAACTTAACAAAATTTCACGACACAAATCACTTTCACGTCGAGACGACGACATCATCCTATTTAAAGGAAAATTCCCATGAAGTTAAAAACTATCCTAAAAATCTTATCCAAGATTGAAAAAATTATTGAGTGCATTGAAAAATTGCAAGAAATCATCTTAGCAATCGCCTTTTAATTTATAACCGAACGACAAACCACGCAAGTTTTATTTTTCGCGTGGTTTTTTTGTGTCTGTGATTTAGGCAGGAATTTTTTTGTTTAGAAATATAATCAAACTTATTGTAAAAAAATATAAGTTTGATTATAATTACAACCGTCGAAACACAAAAGTGATTCTTCATCACAAAACGTTCTTTAACAAAATGGAAAGTAAAAAGTAAGTTCAAAGTCGATTTGAAGAAGTCGGCTTTTTAGTTACAAGCAACAAAGCCCGCGCGAACGGGCTAATTAGAAAAACATCGAGGCAATTATGAAACGAAAACCGATTAACTACAACAACTATCACGCTTTAGGCTTGATTGAAACGTACAAAACAAAAACACTTTTAAAAAAACTCCGCGCTTTGGTGATGTCATGAACTACGACCACGAAGATGTTGACAGTGAAAACACGGTCATTCTCGAAAAGTGCATTGTAAAAGCAGAAGAAACGCTTTTAGAAATGCTACCCAAAGACACCGACTTCAACGCATTCAAAACCATTTTTACGAATTTATACGATGATTTTGTCGCGTACTTCACGGACGAAAATTACTGGAAATTGCACGCCGATTATTACGGCTATGTGTATTAAAAATTAACCTCGTTGCTACTCTCCTGCAACCCATTCGCGCGGTTTAATCGCCGCGCATTTTTTTAGAGGTGTTTATGAATGAACAAATTTACACGCTGATTGTCGGCGCATTTTTAGTTGCAGACGTGGTTGTCTGTCTTTGCATTAAGTACGAAAGAAATCAAGCACGACGCGAAAGAAAACATGATGCACTTTTGAATAAAACCCTTTTCGCTAAACGTCAGAACCCAAAACGGAGCGCGGTATGAAAAACGGATTGCGCGAACTACCAACGCACGAACAACAAGAAATGCTCTTAGAGCTTGCGGTTTTGAATGCACAACAAGATTTAATTATTAAGCAACAGGTTTTGATTTCACAACAAATCATTAACTTAGAAAAGAAACTTAAAGCAGAGGGCGTGCTATGAGGCAAAGACAACCACTGATGTCAAACAGGATTTATTTATTGGGTCGGCATCACGCACGAATCGGAAAGCCTGCCATTTTAAAACAAGCCTTCTATATAAAAGGCTACTCGTTTGAATATGAATTTGGAGAAAGAAAATGATGTTTAAAAAAGCAGAACGCAAGCAAAGTAGATTAAGGCTTTGCATTGCTGGCGCAAGTGGGAGCGGCAAAACTTACGCAGCACTCACAACGGCTTTTTCAATCGGCGAAAAAGTAGCCGTGATTGACACTGAAAATGGTAGTGCAAGTCTTTACAGCCATTTAGGCGATTTTGACGTATTAGAACTAACCGCGCCTTATCATCCCGATTCGTTTATTGCTGCAATTAAAGCGGCTGAAAAATCAGGTTATGACGTATTAGTAATTGATAGCGCGACGCATGAATGGCAAGGTTCAGGCGGATGCCTCGAAATCAATGATTTGCTGGCACAAACAAAATACCGCAACAACTCTTATGCGGCATGGAATGAAACCAGCAAATTACATCGTTCATTTTTAGATGCCATGTTGCAAACCAAAATGCACATTATTTGTACAGTGCGAAGTAAAACAGAAACCGTGCAATCAGAATCCATTACGGGCAAAAAAACAATTCAAAAGCTCGGTATGAAGGCAGAGCAGCGTGACGGGTTCGAGTATGAATTCACGGTTGTTTTGGATTTAACACATGACGGACACCTTGCAACCGTTTCAAAAGACAGAACGGGCTTATTTGCTGATAAAGCACCTCAAAAAATCACAACTGAAACAGGTTTGATGCTCAAAGATTGGTTAATCCTAGGTATCGAACCCCCTAATTATTTCCTTGAAATCTCAAAATGCCAAACATTAGATGAATTAAAAGATGTCTGGATGTCTATGCCTGTATCTGACCGCGCTCAATACGAACACATTAAAAACGAACAAAAAGAACTGATTTTAACTAACGAAAACGAAAACAAAATGGAACTAGCAAATGGCTAATTTATCAAGTGTATTAGGGGGCGCGTTTGACCCGTCAACAGTGGTTGCAACGCAAACAGAATTTAGTGTTATTCCAAAAGGTGATTATGTTGTAACGATTACCGCAAGTGAAATCAATCCGACAAAAAACGGCAACGGTCAAATGTTGGCGTTAAAAGTCACGCTCGAAAACAACCGCAGTATCTTTGATAACTTGTGCATTGTGCATTCAAGTGTGGTTGCTCAAAACATTGCACAAACCAAGTTAAAACAAATCACGGAATCATTGGGACTAAAGCAGGTCACAGATTCAAGTCAATTGCACGACAAACCGTTGATTGCTCACGTTACTGTTGAGTTAGACAAATATCAAACAGAGCAAAAAGGCGAAAAAACTTACAGAAACAACATCAGCGGTTATTCGCCTGTTTCTAAAGTGGCTGCAAATCCTGTTGATACGTCAGATATGAGCGACGACGTACCGTTTTTTTAATTTGACTATTTAACCCGTCGAAAGGCGGGTTTTGTGAGGTTTTATGAAAATTCCAGTTTATCTAGCGTTACAAACTAGGTCTGATGGTGAATTGATGATTAGACGGTATTCAACCTGTGCGATTCTAAAAAATAGATTTGAAAAACGAAGTATTAAGGCGCGTGATTGGTTAGAAAAATATGCAAACCCTAAATGGGACGGCGTTTTCACAACTCCCAATTTGCTTGATGTTAGAGCTAACAAGGTTATTGATTTTGAACCGTATGAATTTGTAGAAAAATCAGACTGTGAAGATAACACTAGCGAAAACCGCTATTTAAAGCTAACGGACGATAACAGAGATTATTTTGTTAGCTTTCTAAAAAGAATTTTTTGTGAATTTGTGGCGTTAGATTTGGTTAGTGATTATTCCGTTTCATTCTTCAAGTCGATTGATTCAGATTCAATGATAGATGCCGAAATTGGTTTTGTTGTTGGAATTGAGAATGGCAGGGTGGTTTATGAAGCTCCGTGATTATCAGTCAGCGTTAATAAGTGCATTATGGCAATACTTTCGAGAACGCAAAGCGGATATGGTTCGAGGTGTTGTCCATAATCCACTGCTGGTTGCACCAACGGGAAGCGGTAAGTCAGTCATTATTGCGGCAATCGTTCAAGAATTAACGCAAAAATGGAAATACCGCGTTTTAGTTGTCACACACCAAAAAGAGTTAATTGTCCAAAACCATGAAAAACTTAAAACCCTTTGCCCTGACCTTGACGCGGGGATTTATAGTGCTTCTATCGGTTATCGCAATACTGACAATATGGTTGTTTTTGCTGGTGTGCAGTCTATTTACAACAAAGCCAACCAGTTCGGCAACATCAAAGCGGTAATCGTTGACGAATGCCACTTGATACCCTCAAGAGGCGCGGGAATGTATAACACGCTGATTTCTGATTTGCGCTCTATTTGTGGCAATAACATTCCAATAATCGGGCTAACCGCCACGCCGTACCGTATGGATAGCGGAAAACTGCACAAAGGTGAAGGCGCATTATTTACTGACATTGCCCACGAAATCGACATTAACACTTTGTTAGATGCTGGGTATTTATGCCCACTAACCACAAAAAGCACGGGCATTGTGATTGACACCAAAGGCGTTAAAAAAAGCGGTGGTGATTTCAATGTCAGTGAGTTGTCGATAGCCGCTGATGCTGTTACCGAGGACGCTTTAAGCGATGCAAAATCGCGAATCGAAGGGCGAAAAAGCATCATTATTTTTTGCGTCACGGTTGAACACGCGAACCATGTTGCATCGTTACTCGATGATTGCGAAGTGGTTTGTGGTGAAACACCACAAAAAGAACGTGACGACTTATTGAAGCGATTTAAAAACGGTTCGTTGCGTTGTTTGGCGAGCGTGAACGTTTTAACAACGGGTTTTGACGCGCCAAACGTAGACTGCATCATCATGTTACGCCCCACGCAATCAAAAGGCTTGTACTTGCAAATGTTAGGGCGTGGTTTGCGAATCGCAGAAGGGAAAACGAATTGTTTAGTTTTAGATTATGCGGGCAATATCTTAAATCACGGCTGTATTGACCAAGTGAACGCGCCTGATGATGTTGAGAAAGGCACAGGCGATGCACCTGTCAAAGTTTGTCCAAGTTGCGAATCGTTTTGTCATGCGTCAATTCGTGAATGTCCCGATTGTGGCTATTTATTCCCGCCGCCTGAGTTAAAAATTCATCATGTTCCGAGTGAAAAAGTGTTGTTTAGTCGTGATTATGAACCCACGCGCTTTAATGTTTCACGGGTGACGTATTCAAAACATTTGCCTTGGGACAAAGAAAAAAAACCATCAATGCGAGTTGATTATTTTGATGACGTGGGAATGTTTCCTGTTCGTATTGCAAGTCAATATATTTGTATTTATCACCCAATGGGAAGTTATCCATATTTAAAAGCTGAAGAATGGTGCAGAAAGCGCGGTTTAACAGTTGAGCAAATGCGTGTGTGGTGTGAGGGTGAATACTATATCGAAGAACCCGTTGAACCTGTTGCTATTTGGGTTGATACACGCGGCAAGTTTGATGAAATTGTTGAATTTATTTTTGAGGAAGAAAATGAGTACGCTATTTGAAGTGAGTTATAAATTTCGTGATTTGTTAGAAATGGCAGAACACGACCAAGACGATGAATCATTGCAAGACGCCATCGTGTCTACGCTTGAATCGGTCGAATACGAATTTAAAGATAAAGTGATTGATTGTGCTAAGTATATTAAAAACCTGCAATCACAATCTGATGCAATCAAACAAGCCACCGACGATATGCTCAAGCGCAAATCTGCAATGGATAAGCGCATCGAAAACGTAAAGCGATATGTTTTGCAGAATATGCAAGCTACACAGATTAAAAACGTTGAATGTGAATTTTTCAAAGTGTCGTTAAAAACCAATCCGCCAAGTGTTCAAATCATAAATATGGAACTGATACCCGCTGATTTTACACGCCAAAAAATAACATTTGAAGTTGATAAAAAAGTCATCAAACAGGCGGGCGGTTGTGATGGTGCAATCGTTGTTCAAAATCAATCATTGATGATTAAGTGAGGCAAAAAATGCAACATAAAACAGCGAAAGCACTACGAAAACTAGCGTTGAAAAAGAAAAAGCAACACTGGAAAAACATCAAACAGTTGTATTAAACACAACGCCAAGGACGGCGTTTTTTAAGGATTTTATTTATGGCAATTAACCCAACGCTTAACTCGATGGTCAACAAACAAATTCGCCACTCGCAAGCAATCAGTCACTACCAACGCGCCCAGCGCACCATGTTGGCGCAAATTAAGCGCGTAGGTTTTGAAGATTTATCCCCACAAAGTGTTAGTGAATGGTTATGTTGCATTGAAAGCACAATTAAAACGCTTAACGAAATGGCAATTGAAATTGATAAACGTTATGAACAAACAACAAACCAACCATGTACTAATGAAATCGCTTGAACTGTCGCGCTTGGTGTTCGCCATGTCGCCTGATGACAAAATGAAAACAGCCGATATTATTCGTGAAGCAGACATAGCCCGTTTGCTCCATGGCTCAACGATTCAACGCGAATTAAAACAACGCGCACGCGAAAACCACAAGGGAAAAATAAAACGGTTTTTATCCGCTTTAGCTAAAAATCCCCATGCGGCGGGTGGCGTTGATGTCTTATTTGAAAAATGGAGTTCTAAACTTGAAATGTCCAATTTGTAAGCAAAACAGAACACACAAACTACACACGCCGCGTTGCAGTGAATTAGCTCGCGGCATTCCAAACGAATCTTTTATCAGTGCTTACAAAAGCAAGTATTCAGGAAAAGATTACCCAAGTTTTACGGAGAGAAGAACGCGATGATTGAGACCATGTTATTAATAGTCGGATTGATTTTTTTCATTCTTATGGCTGTCGAGTATCACGATGAAATTAACTGCAAACATGAAAAGTGGGCGCAATATCACAGCAAAAAATGTCGCGTGTGTATCGACTGCGGCAGAATTGAACCAATGGACACGCATTTATGAGTATCACACACTTAGTTGAAAGAATGGGAGTTAAGCGACAAACACGGCCGATTGCTTTTATTGATGACGATTTGAGTGTACTAACGAATCGCGCTATTAAAGTGACAAAGCAGTCGCAAATCGGCATTACTGCAACGCCATCAAATTATGAAATAAGACAAAAGAAAGCGGTTATTTATACGCTTAGATGGAGGGCAAAAAACAAGGAACGTTTTTATCTCAAATGGAAGGCTTGGTACAACACAAAGCGAAAAACAAATGAAGAATTCAGGAATCGTTTGTTGGTAACAAATCGAAAAAGTTACAGAAAGCGCATTGATTTAAAAATACAAACTGCTGGAGTTGATGCGGTTCGTGCTGAATGGAAAGAGAAAAGACGCGCTTATGTTGCAAGGAAGATAGAAGAACTGGGGCGCGAAGGCTGGAACAAGAAATTAACCGAATTACGTCACGCAAGAAAAAAACAATGATGCTAGTTACTGTCAAACAAGTGTGTGAGCAACATGGATTGACTTACAAGGTTCTCAAAGCGCGTATATTGCGTGGCAAAATAAAGCCTGTTTCACAAAAAAACGGCAAAAATTTTCTTTATGATTATACGGAGATATTGCCGTATTTGTACCCCGTTCAAGACAACTTCCAAGACAAACGCATTGCAACGATGCAAAGAAACAAAATCGAGCTTGAAAAACTGAAAAAGCAACATGATTCATACGATTTGATTTCGTACTTAAAAGACAAACAGTCTTTTCATGCTCAAACCGAGCAATCTTACGCGGCGCGTGTCGTCGCTTCACTTTCAATTTATGGATAATTTATGTCAAATGTATTTAGTTTTACGGGTTCTTTAGGCAGAAATGCTGAATTAAAAAACGTCAACGGTCAGGACTTGTTGAATTTCGCAGTCGCTAATTCAGTGGGTTTTGGCGATAAAAAAACAACCTTGTGGATTGACGCAACGCTCTGGGGGCAACGCGCCGTTAAAGCCGCGCCGTATTTGCTTAAAGGTCAATCGGTGTTTGTAAGTGGTGAACTCACTACGCGCGAATATCAAGCGAAAGACGGTAGCGGAACAAAAACCGCACTCGCTTTAAATGTCACTGTGCTGGACTTGGTCGGTGGCAAAAAACAAGATGCACAACCTGCACCCGTTCCAGTTCAGGCGGCAGCACCAGTGCAACACAGCGGCGCGGCTTATCAAGCGGCACAGAATGGCAACGCATACGATGATGACATTTCATTTTAATGAGGATTAAAAATGTTTGAAGATTTTGAAAGTAGAGCCATTCCACCACGCGACAACGTCAACAGTCCAAGTCACTACAAAAAGGGCGATATTGAGTGCATCGACGGCATTGAGTCATCTATGAGTATTGAAGCGTTTAAAGGATATTGCAAAGGAAACGTCCTTAAGTACATTTGGCGTTATGAAGAAAAAGGCGGTGTTGAATCGCTTAAAAAAGCATCGTGGTATTTGAATAAAATGATTGAGGTGGTGGAATGAATAAAGAACAGATTGAAAGTTTAGTTGAGCTAATTGGTGAGCATCACGCGCCATTTTCAAACCTAGAGCTTATGAAAGAAACGCTTACCGAGTGGTTCGAGCAAAACAAGGTTGAGCCAATCGTTGTGGTGCTTAGTGATTCACAGATTAAAGCGTTGGGAAAAGTAATCCATCAAAAATCAATTAAAAAACACAAAGACGAAAATTTCCAGCGTGTAGGCGGTAGTGAATGACAACACTAAACATTAAAGACCTGTTTGATGTTCGGCTTCGTAAAAATGATGTGCGCTCAAATGAACCACCAACGCTAATCTTTTGTTTTGAAAGAGGGCAAAATAGCGATGACGGAACTTTTGATACTGAATTTCTAAGTCATTTTTCACCTAAAGAACAGGATGAATTTTTTGAAGAATTTGAGCATTTTTGTGTTTCTCAAAAGTACGCAAAAAGTGCTTTACCTGCTTATATGTCGTTGCGTCCTTGGCTATGGAAATTCGCTTTCTTTTCGCGCGTGGGAGGTGGTAATGGAAACTGAATTGAATGCTAAGTCTGTCACATTCTGTGACAATCTGGCTGCTAAGTTTGGGAGCATGGGAGGTTCAGAATGAAATCAGTTGAAATAATTGAAATTAAAAATAGATTCACAGGTTCGGTTAAGTTTTGGGGATGCGTGTTGGAGGAATTGGGCTTATGACAAATAAATTTACACCTGCACCGTGGGAAGTGAAAGTGATTGAGCATCCTTTCTCACTACCTGAAAGAAAATTCGGTGAGAGAATAATTCCTGCTATTGCAGGAACACACAAACAATATGTTGTGCAAACAGCATGGGAACACGGACAAGCGAAAGCAAAGGTTAGTATTTTCGGGCAAGTAATTGCAGTTAGCGAACCCGAACCAATCACTTACGTTAGCGCATGGAATAAGCATGATGCGTATTTAGCCGCCGCCGCGCCTGATTTGCTTGATGCTTTGATTGAAATGATTGAGTTGTGTACGTTTATCGCGCCCGACATTAGCAGCAATCTAATCGACAATGCCCATGCCGCAATCGCCAAAGCAACGGGAAACGCAGAATGAAAAACACACTCACTGATTTGCACAATCATCTTTTTGCACAAATGGAGCGATTGAGTGATGAAGATTTAACACAAGAAAAGCTCCAGTTTGAAACGGAACGTTCAAAAAACATCAATAGCGTTGCGCGAACCATTGTTGAGAATGCACGTCTTATGCTTGATGCACAAACGCGCGTGAATGATTTACCGCAAGTTGTGAAAATCTCACCTTTGTTGCAGTAATGGGAAAGCGAACTTACACACAAGAACAGGATGCCTTCTTAAAAAAGCATCCTATTTTAGACCGCGTTATTCTCACTGCTCTTTTTAATTGTGAGTTTGGTACATCAAAAAGCAATGATGCAATCAGAAATCATTGTAGAAGACAGCTAGGGTTAAAAATGGTTAATCGCACTGTATTTTCGCGTGGGGCAACTCCTTGGAATGCTGGTTTAAAAGGCTATGTCGCGCCAGGTTGTGAAAAGGGTTGGTTCAAACCCAATAGCGACCACTTAACAAAAGGTGTTGGTCATGAGCGCATGAAAGAGGGTTTTATTGTTATCAAGGTAACAAACGAAAACAAAATCGCACGACGCAATTTCAAGCTTAAACACAGGTGGGTCTGGGAAAATCATCATGGGAAAATTCCAGAAGGTATGATTGTTTCGTTTAAAGATAACGACAAAACCAACTGTGAAATTGATAATTTGGAGCTTATTCCTCGCGGCGAATTTACGCGATTACAAAAGGTTTATGGCTGGAAAAATGAACATCCAGACTTAAAGCCAATTATCAGAACGATTGCCGCGATTGATAAGAAAATAAATTCGATTGTTACCACTTAACAAGATGTAAGCAGTCGCGGAGAATCTTTTTAGCTTCTCCGCCTGTCAATCCTGCCAAAATTTCCATAATCAAATCTTGTTTGGATTTTTCGCTTGTCAGCGAGGGAGAAAATACATTTTCTATTTTCTCCCTTTCTTCTTCAATCGGTCTACCTGTAATCAAAGGTTTGTCTGTTGGAATAATTCGAACGGGGACGAGTTCATTTTCTTCTGTTGAAATATCGGCTATTTTTTGCATGGTTTGTGTAAAAGCAACCGAAACACTTTCACCTTTTCGTATTGCGATTTGTTTTCTAACTTCTGCTAACGGCAGATTCTTCCCTTTGGCATATTCATAAACTTCGACAGCAATATCGGCATTCACAGGCGCGGCGATTTCATAAGCGGCAGAAATGCCAATTTTATTTAATTCACGACCTTCAAAAAAACGAGCAAGATTCATTAGTTTAGTTCGATGTTGGCGGCTGGCGGAGTAAATTGCTCCACCGATATTTTCAATCCATGCGCCGAACTCGTTATCGGATTTAAAACGATTACGCGCCTCAAGTAAAATCCGTCCCTGTAGCAATTGCCCTTGTTGCTCAATTGCTTCAAACCTATCCGCTAAATCATCGAGTGATAACGCCGCTAAATTGTCTGAACTTATCGTTAAATCTGCCATAAAAAAACCCGCTTAGATGTTAAAAACTAAGCAGGTGATTATAGACATTGTTATTTATCGCGCAAGTAATCCGCCTAATAAACCCGCTTGCGTTGATTTTTTAATGCCACCGCCAACGTCAAGTAATCCGCGCTGTGTTCTCCTCCCCATTTCCAGCAACGTCAAGGCTTCGTCTGGGTTTATTAAACCTGCTTTAATGTTTTGCATGACAGATTCTTCGAGTGGGGCAGTAATGCCGATTTTATCAATTGCCCCGCCTAAACCCTGTCCCGCCATGCGTAGTAAGCCTGGTTTGTCGCCTTGTTTTCTCGCGCCCAAAATCGAATCAAGAATATCGTCTTTTAATAATCCGCCACGACCAATATAAGACGCAGTAGGCGAACCCACAGACGCGCCTAACGATTCCAGTGCTTTTGAGCGTTCCAGTTCTTTGGCTACATTTTCAAATGCTTCGCGCTGTGATTTGGTCATTTTTTTCGCTAAATCGGACGGCTGACCGCGTGAATTAACTAAATCTTTGCCAATTTTAGTGCCTTGAAACGGACTGTATTTGTTCACGCCAACCATGTCGTACTCGTTTTGCACGGCAGTTGTGGCACTGTTTTTCATTTTGTCCTGCAACCCGCGTCCCGTTTGTAATGCGGTTTGCATTTTGTTGGCTTTAGCAAGCGTTCCTAAAACGCCTTCAAAGTCAGGATTGGCTTGTTTTAATGCGTCGTTGATGGATGTACGAATTGCACCACCTGCGACATTTGCCGCGCCTTTAGTTTCGGCTGATGAATTGAGCGAAATTTTCTTATCGTAAAGTAAATCATCAATCCCTTTTCGAGCATTCCATGCCTGATTAAAGTTTGGACTATCACCAGCGTCAATGATTTTTAATTCACCATTAACGCGCTCGATTTTGGCGTTTGGAAAAAGGTTTTTAGCTGATTTCTCAATAAACTTTTCAACCTTGCCATTACCTGCAAACTTTGCAAATTGGCTTTCGAGCGTGGGAATAATTGACGCGCCATTGACCGCCGTATTTCGCAAATCATTTCCTGCTAAAAACGGGTCTAGTTTTGACGACTTTAATCTATCCAGCACAACCATTGCATCGTCACCGCTACCAGTGGCAACACGGTTTGCACGGTTTAAATAATTTTCAAGCGAGTTCGACAAATCCGCAATACGCTGATTATGGATTTGGTCAGCACCTGTTGCAATCGCGTGTGGATTTGCCGCAAGTGATTTGCCTAGCATTGAAAAGCCGCCGTCCTGTGCAATTTCGGCTGAAATCGGTGCACTATTCGGGACGTATTGTTGGCGTAGATTCTGATTTTTTAAACGTTCAATCACTAGGTCAGGATTGGTTGTTTGTCGATACAACGCACGTCCCGCCGCTTCACGTCTACCTTCTTCTGTCAGCACTGTTTTTGCCGCGCCACCGATACCTTTACCGATGCCACCGACCGCGCCAGCGACATTTGAACCTGCAATACCCGCACCTAGACTTAACGCCATTTTTGCCGCGTCTGGTAAATCCGAATCTTTTAGTGATTCGTTTGCCGTTGCGCCCGACATTGCGCCAACAGCTTGACGAATTGGCATTGCCGACAATGCAACGTCACCTAAGCCTTTTGTAATCCCCGAACCTGTTAAAGCCGAAATACCAGCCTGTGCAATGCTTTCAGCCGCGCCACTAGATTGCGGATTAACATCAATCGCCTTTAATCCTGCGTCAGTCATTGAGCGAACAGGATGTGTGTTGAAATCCGCGTGCGGTTGTCCGATTGCATCATTGATTTTATTACCCACCCACTGACCAGCCGATAAAGGCATATCAACCGCTAATTCTCCTAAACCCGTTAATGCGCGCGCTCCCATTCGCGCCGCGACATCGCCATAGCTTTCTTGTTGTGTCGGCTCTTGCGAATCAGCATCACGATACATTTTTGCAAGCTGTGTTGCAGCTTCGGTGTCACCTGCATTATGTGCGTTTTGCAACGCCATCATAATTTGTTCTTTCGTTGCCATTATTTACCACCGTTAAGATAAAAATTAACGAGCGCATCACCGCTTAGTTTTTGTGATTGTGGTGCAGGTTGTGGTGTACCTGCCATCGCCTGTTTTCTTTGTAGTGTTCCAGAAACCACACTTTTTAAATCATTCAATGCGCCTAAATAAGATTCTTTTGATTGCTTTAAATCCGCCATTCTTGAGATTGCTTTGGTGGCAACTTCGCCTTCTTTATCAGTAATTGCGCCCGCGCCTTTTAATGACTGAAAGGCTTGCATAAACACTTTTCCAGTTGCCTGTTCGTGCAGGCTTTTGAAGTCGTAAGCATCCGTTCCAGGTACTTTATTAAAAAACACACTTGACGCGCCCGTCCCCTTATCAAGTCCTTTATGCGCTTCCAACTTGCTAATTGTGTCAAGGATTGATGCAGCATCTGAGTTTGATTGCGGCAATGAGATTTCAGCATTCGCTTTTGATTCTGCTTTTATTTCAGATTCTTTTTTGGCGGCAGTAATTTTGGGTTCATAATCTAGTTTTGCTTGTTCTTCTGCCGCTTGTTTGTTGTATGTCGTTTGCCCTCTGTACATCGTGTGCGCCGCGCCTTGAACCCGTTTTAAATCACTGACACTTTGTTCTGCGATTGCCACACCTTTGTCGATAGCTTCTTGTGGTGATACGCCATTTTTAGCCGCCATTTGCATTCCTAGCACAGCGGGTTTTGTAATGGGATTGGTTATATCAATGCTATGCTCCTGCTTCACAATTGCAGGAGTAATCATTGCGCGGATTTTAGGGTCGGACAAATCAATCGGTTGATTTGGGTCTAACCCTGTGACTCTTGCTGCGTTTGCAATCAACGATTTTGTATCGTTTTCGTTCGGTGGTGACCAGCGACTAATCACGCCGCCTAACGTGTTGATACCGTGTTTTGAACCATAAGCCGCTAAATTCTGGTCAATCGCCGCTAATCCTGCTTCTGGCGTGTCAAAACGTTGAAAGCCTTTATTTGCACCAATTGGGCGAATGTTGCCGTAATTATTACCGTTCACTTGCGGCAATCTCGACAAATCCGTTGGTTGTCGTAACAATTCAGGAAAAGCCGCACCGCCAAGCATTTTAGATTTTGAGCCATCCGAATTATCCAATTCGACAAACGAGTTTGAATTTTCAGCCGCTCTTTTTGCTCCAGCTAATCCCGATTGAAGCGGGATAGAATCGCTCGATTTAATAACAGGCTGACCGCTTTCATCAATCGCCAACTGAACTTTACCACTTCGATTATCAAAACCATAAACGCCGTTTGGTGTTGGAATTGGTGTGTAATACGGGTCAGGCTGTTTTGTGCCATCCGTCAAGTATCGTTGCGCTTGTGCTTGCTTGAGTTGCATATCAACGTCATCAAGTCGTGATTGCCGCGCGTCAGTTCTCGCAAGTCGTGCATCTTCTTTGGCTTGTTGTTCTTGGTTTAGCATTCCATTTGCAAATCCGAGCAAACCGTTACCGATTGCCGCGAAAGGTGAATCACCGCGCTGGGTTTGCATCATTTGCGCTCCAGCCATAAGCAAACCCATTTGCGTTTTCTTGTCCATTCCCTCGAAAAAATTTAATAAACCTGCCATTTTTATCTCCTAATTATTGACCGTAAGTTTTCAAGCGTGGGCGTGGCATCGGTTGTGGTGCTGGCATTGACGGGGCAGGTGGTGCAGCTTGTTGTTGACCGCTACCGCCCATCATTTTCATGCCTGTGCCTAACAAGCCGATTGCTTGTGGTGTTGTCATGCCTGTCGCACCTAAACCAGTACCGCCCAAACTCGCTGCCATTGGTAACGCTGAACCCGCGCCAGCAACGCCCATTGCAGAGCCTAAACCAGCCGCCGTGCTTGTTGCGCCTAATCCTGCTGTAGTTGCACCAGCTCCAGCACTGGCTAAACCACCGCCTAACATTGAGCTACCAAAAGAAGTGCCAGCCGCGCCGAGTGTTCCTAGTCCTGCTGATGCACCTGCTCCAGCACCAAGCAAACCGCCGCCAACACCTGCCGCCGTAGCTCCTGCCCCTGTTGCGCCAGCCGCGCCTAGTGCGCCACTTGCCGCCGCACCGATTCCAGCTCCCGCAGTTCCGCCAGCCGCCGCCGCGCCGCCACCTAATAATCCACCGATTGCGCCCGCGCCTGATGCAAGCGCACCACCGACAGCACTCGCTCCCGAACCAATTGCCGCCGCAATACTTGCCGCTGTTGTTCCTACCATTGCAAAACTCATGCGATTCTCCGTTGTTCAAATTCTTCAAATGTGTTCGATACCGCCTCGTTTTCGATGTCTGCAATATCTTTTAAGTCGGTGCGAATCACGTTGATAAACGTGCAATCTGTGAGCGCGTAACCCAGCCGCTTAACACCTGCTTTTTCTATCCATGTGCAAGGTGCAGAAATTTCTTTAAATCCTTCACCGTTATGCACGCGGATTGTCCCTTGCGCCAAAATGGCAATGTGTTCGTGATTATGAATTTTTCCAGTCAAAACCATATCTTTAGGAATAAACAACGACCGAACATAAACGCCGTCGATTTGATAATGTTCAACGTCAAAGTCGGTTATCACGTCTGGCATAACGCTGATGAAATTCTCTATGTTTTGGATTTCGTTCATAACGCCGATGGTCCAACCATGTTGTAAAGTGCCATTCCTGATAATGCCGTTCCGCCAAGCTGTCCAGCTAGCTGACCAAGTCCACCGCCACCACCGTAAGTAGATGACGATTGCCCTGTTTGCAGATTAGCCGTCTGACCGAGAATGCCTAAATTTTCAATCGTTCTAGCATCTTTAAAGTTCGTTAATCCAAGTTGGCTTTGATAGTTCGCATCCTGTCCAGCCGTTAGATTCGTTAGTGCGGTTTGACCCGTGCTAACGCCAGTTAATGCGTTTTGCAAATTCTGCGTATTTTGACCTGCTTGTTGCGTGTTGTTTTGCAAGCCTAGATTGGCATTAAATTGGTCAGTAGTCATATCGTTGCCGACGTTGAACTGATTGTTTTGCAACTGATTACCCGCGTTGAACTGGGACATATTATTCGTTTGTCCCGTGTTGAATTGGGACATATTATTCGCTTGTCCTGCGTTGAACTGCCCTATGTTGGCTTGGTTCTGTGTATTAGCGAGATTTATCGTATTTTCAGCATTAGCACTAAACTGGTCACTTTGTAGCTGATTATTTGCGTTGGTTTGCGCTATGTTGTTTGCTTGCCCTGCGTTAAATTGCGTGTTTGCCATCTGATTACCCGCATTGAACTGCGACATGTTATTTGCTTGTCCAGTGGAAAATTGGCTGTTTTGTAGCTGGTTATTTGCATTGAGTTTAGCTATATCATTGATTTGCGACATACTAAATTGGTCGCTTTGCAATTGGTTATTCGCGTTGAGTTGCGCTAAATTATTGAACTGCGATGTGTCGAATTGCTGATTTTGCAACTGATTACCCGCGTTGAATTGCGCCAAGTTATTGAGTTGCGATGTGTCAAACTGCTGGTTTTGAAGTTGATTATTCGCGTTAAATTGTGACAGGTTATTTAGTTGCGACGTGCCGAACTGCTGATTTTGCAATTGATTACCAGCATTAAATTGTGACAGGTTGTTTAGTTGCGACGTGCCAAACTGCTGATTTTGTAGCTGATTATTCGCGTTGAGTTGCGCGATATTATTTACTTGTCCTGCGTTGTATTGGTCGCTTTGCAACTGATTATTTGCGTTGAACTGCGCCATATTGTTTGCTTGGCTTGTGTCGTATAAGCCGCGTTGCAACTCATTACCCGCGTTAAATTGCGAGCCTTGGTTTAATGCGCTTGCGTTAAATTGCGCGTTTTGACCTGCTAACTGGTTCAAACTGTTTGCCGTACCATACATATTTTGTTGTGCGTTTTGGTACGCTTGACCAAATAATTGATTACCAGAATCAACATTTGACTGCGTTAAATCACGCGCGTTTCTTTCGGCTTGTTGTAATGCTAAACCTTGCGCGATTCCTTGACGCGAGCCTCCGTATTGACCAGCCGCAAAGGCATCACTTCCAATTTGTGGCATCGTCGATTGCGTCAAGTTTTGAAGCATATCGTTATAGCCTTGCATCGACTGATTAATGTTGGCTTGGTTTATTGATGATAAATAAGGGTTGTCAATTTTGCCGCCAAGCAATTTCTGTAACGATGTTGTTGGGTCAACTTCCCCCATTGATTGACGCGAGGCTGTCAAATCACTTAATGATGTGTTTGCGCCTTGATATTCTGGCGAAAGTTGAGCAATTGCATTTTTATACTGCGGTGTTGTTTGTGCGTTTACCGCTTGGTAATCCGCTATTTCGCTGGGCGTTGCCGCTTGATAAGACGCTATTTCGCTAGGCGTTGCCGCTTGGTACGGTGAAACCGTGCCGCCGATTGCCGCTTGGTACGGTGAAACCGTGCCGCCGATTGCCGCTTGGTACGGTGTTGTTTGTGCAGTTGCCGCCTCGTAGTCCGCTATTTCGCTAAGTGTTGCCGCTTGGTAATCCGCTGACTGTGCAGCAGAGGCGGCTTGATAGTCTGGGAGTGTTGTTACGTCTGCATTAGTATATTTTGCACCTGCCGCACTACCCGCGTCGTCTACTGACGCGTTGATGTAATTTGAGTTTTCTGGTGCGCCAACGTTTTCAATCGGGTCAAAATTTGAATCGAATTTGCCTGAGCTAATTAAGTCAGAAAGCGACGTGGCATTATTAAACTGATAATCGAGCAAATCTTGACGACCGCTTAAATTTAAACCGTATTGCTTATTGAGTGCTTCTAATTCGGGCGATAAATCCGTTTTCATTACCCGTTTTGTTTTGTAAATCGGGTTGCCTTTTTTATCTTTTTTGCCCGTATCTACCTGTTGTTCTTCGGTAAAGTGGTCGTTGTAATAACGACGAACGTCCGACTGTTGTTCGCGCGTAGCCTTGTCTGGCTTTACTGTCGATGTAGTGTTGCTAGAACCGCCGCCCTTGCTCATTTTATTTTTCCTTACGTCATCACGACGTTAGTTGTTTTTGTTAGATTTCTTTTGTGTAGCTTGTCTGTATTTCTTTATATCCGATAGCTGGATAATACAATTTACCTATTCCCCGTCTAGTTCCTGTATCAATCCATTTTGCGCCGATTTCTTTTGCGTATAATGTGAGCGATATATCCAATTCGCTAACCCATTTTTGCATCTCATTCCCGCCTAGCAAAAAGATATTTAGCGCGTCGCCAAGCGGATAGCTAATAACTTCGGTAACTAAAGCACCTAGAACTACTTTGGTAGCATTGTCGTAAATCAAAAATGATTGGTAATCGCCCTGCATTAACTTTATGGGCAACATATCTAGTGGGAAGCGATGATGCCAATTATATTTTTTGAGTGCGTCGTCTAAAAAGTCGCGCATTTGAAACCAATATAAACCGACATCGTTTTTTGGAACTTTATATATTTGCATCATCCTAAATCCACCCACGCGCCACCGCGATAACCGACAAAACGCTGGCCTAAGCCAGTTGGGTTGAAATTAACCCCGTCAGCTAACCGAATATCACCTTCTCGCGGTTTTTCTGGTGCAACATTTGTTACATCAATATGACCTGCTGCGAGTTGCATAATCGCGTTTTGAATCGCTTGAAATTCATTTTGTAAATAGCGCGGTAAATCCGCTGTGTTGAGCGGAACAGGTGCTGGAGAATAAAAAACGCTGTTGCTGTTATTTGCTTGCATTATTTACTTCTTCTTTCGTTGCTTCCTTTAATAGATTCTCCAAAAAAGAACCCGCGTGACGTGCTACTCGAAGTGGACCTATATCGACAGCTAAAGAAAGAGCTTTTTTAGAGGCATCTTCCTTCATGTCTTCTATCGACACCTAACGGGCTGAAAATTATTTTCAATCTGAGAAAAAAGCAATCCTAAAGCCTTGTTTGCGTTTGGGTACGCTCCAAGCAATCCAGTATAGTCTTTCATTGCCGATTCTTTTTGTTCGTTTAAATAATCTAGTAACCCAGCCATTACCAATTTCCTGATTGTTGAACGTCAATGTCCAGTGAATCTAGCCGCCACTGAAAAGCCGTTCCCGTTGAAAATCTGATTGCAATATACCGACCTTGAACCAGACAGTCGTTTGCAATCGTTTGACCAATAACATGATTCATAACACTTCCCCATTGTGGTTCGGTAAAAGGGTCAGTTTGTGAACCCACTTGAATTTGTACCGTTTCACCTGTGCCACCTTGAATGCGTGGACGAATACCTTTTACCAACTTCATTGCTTCGGGCATATCGAAAGATAATCCGCGTCGCTCTAAATAAGCGTTTGGAATTACACCATCAAACGAGCTGGACGCATCGAGCATATAAAGTTTTGTATTGGCACTTCCCGAAATAATCCGCGCTGATGACGGGACAAAATCGCCGCCGTCCCACAATGACAAATCAGAATCCCATGGTGCTGAATCTTGCGACCAATTACCCGTCAAGCCATTATCAACACTGCCATACGCGGCATGGTTTAAATTTGGCAAATCACGCGCCGAAACGGTTTTGTCTTTGTAATTATAAACGATTGCCTTGTCACATGACGATGAACCTATTTGCGGATAACAAATATAAACTTCATTGAAAAACGGATTAGCAAACACAAAACATTTGCCATAATTATTTACGTCGATATTTTGAAATAGCCAACGTCGCGTCACTTTATCAAGCACTGAATCTGCCTGATTGCCGTCATGAATAATGATGTCGTTATTGGTTAAAACCACATGATAGCCGTCGATGTCAGCAATACAGTTCCGATTCATCGCGCCAGACTTGCCTAACACTTTTGTGAATTTGAAAATGTAATTACCACCGACAAAATCCATCCGCCATACTGACTGCTCTTTGTAAATAATGAACGAATCGCGTAATTGCATCCCGTCCACTATCGGGTCGTAACCTTCGGCTATATCGGCTTCACCTGCTTGTTTCGTTGCATCCGCTTCATTCCAAGATGACGGTAATCCGCCAGGGTCGGCAGGATGTGACCACTTGACCATGTAAGGATAGGACGTGCCGCTTTTTGTGATGTTCAATGCAATCAAAAAATTCTTGAATGCGCGTAACGATTTGCACGAGCAACCCGCTTGCCAGTTTGCCAAATCAACAAACTTTGCGTCTAGCGATAAGCTCCATGCCATTGGTGCAGTCGTATCACCCGCGTTCACAATCGGCACGCCTGATAAAAGTGTACTCGTCCACTGGTTTGTCACGCCCGTGCGTGGCGTTAGGTGTGTAATATCGGTATGAACTGAAACGCCCGCGCTATTTGTCACTGCAAACGCCTTAGTCGGTGTTAAATAAACCCAATAACGACCACCAGCAACGTTGCACGGTAAAACGTGTTGCGGCTCAAAAGACGGTGAATTATAAACTTCACCGTGTCCTAAGAATTGATAAGCGTAACCGTCTAAAAAGCGGATGTTTTGGCAATCTGTCCACGCGCCTAGTGGTAACTCATGATTGGACAAGTCACGATTCAAGCCGATTGCACCAGCATTTTGAATTTTAACGAGTGGCATAAGCAATAATCCGAATTGGTAAGTAGAGCAAGGCACAGCCTAGGCACGCGATAACAAAAACGCGGTTAAAATTTTCGGTTAAATCAAAATCATCATCTGTTAAAAATGATTCAACGCAATGATTTGATTCAATCGGACCAAAGGTTTTATCAACCATCTTTGCAAGTCTATCCCACTTGCCATGCGTGAAAATTTCTCTATCAGACATCAAGCCGATATGCCCGCTAACGGTAACGTCAGGATTGCCGCCAGCTAACGTATTCGCTAACTGGTCAAGGCTGACTAAAACATTAAGCCAGAATTTCATCTTTTCTATTCGAGTCAATTAAATTAAGCGAAATCAAATAATCAATTGCATCAATTGTTGTCGGTAATAGCACATCAACATTTTGCAATCGTGGGTCATCAAGCAATTGTCTAAAATCAATCACAAAATCGTCAGTGCTTGCATAAATTGCAACGCGCTCTTGTGCGGTAAAACGCAATTTGAAATCAATCGTGCTAATTTTTCGCTCTGAAATCAACTCAGGAGGATTGGAAATTACAATAGCTTGGCTGGTGTTGATGTTTGGCACATAAACCCATGCGTAGTCATTCCAGTTGTAGTCACTTGTTAATTCGTGCGGTTCAACCGTTGTACTGCGTTCTGTAGCAGCGTCACTTGTACCCGCAAAACGTCCGTAATCATCAAATAAATAATTCATTATTCTATCCTCAAAAATGCGGCTAAACCTGCGCTTGATGCAGCGATTAATGTCACTTTGGCGAGTTTAAAGCCATTCGCCAGTTCGGATTTTGTTGCAATAGTATGATTACCATTAGAGCCCAAGGAATTAGCATTAAAGATTAAGTTTGTACCTGTTGTATTTGGTAATAATCTATGTTGACCGCTAACTGCCACATTTAAAATTGACATCACATTCCACGTCACGCCGCCATCTAATGACACTGCTATTTTTGTCGAGTCGTAAATAACAATCGTGTTTACATCAATTGAACAAACGCCGTTCATTAAGCCTAATGCAATATTTAGATTGTTTATAGTTCTAAGTGTCCACGTTGATAAATCTGTCGATGTGGCAATTTGCGAATTGGAAACCATGTACCATCTATAGGCATCGCAATAAACAGACGTGATTATTGACGAGGCAATAGATTGTGGAATCGTAACGGAGGACCATGTTGCGCCGTTATCGGTTGATTTTTTAATTACACCGTTTTTGCTGACAACAATCGTCCCTCCTTTGATTGATGTAACGGCGACGTTACTGCCTAACGGATTTGTTCTATTAGTCCACGTTGCGCCACTATCGTTTGACACATAAAGGTTTGTGCTTCCATTGTGCGAAATAACAAGATTAGCTGGTGTGGTGGCATCAGCTTTTACAGCGTGTTGGTCAATGACGAAATTGGGAACACCTGTGCAAGCACTCCATGTAGCACCACCATCGGTAGTATATCGCCCAATACCGCCATCAAGCAAAATGGCAACTGTATTGCCGTTTTTATAAACAAAATTAATTGCGCTTGCGGCATTAGCAACCGTTGTAGAGCCGAGCATTGACGCTGTTACGTCTGTCCACGCAAGCCCGTTTGTCGATGTTGCGGCGATTAAATACGATGCGCCAGTGCCAATTAACAAATGTCTTGTGCCACAATACAAAGAAAATAGTGCATTGCTGCTTTGATTTGCGTCACCAATTGGCGCAACGACTGTACTTATTTTTCCAAAAAACGGAAGTGAAGTTAAATCTGCAAATGTTGGTAAGCCTGTTAGCGTTTCGGCTGTCCAAGTGATGCCGTCAGTTGATGAATATGCGCCAAATGCTGTTGCGCTCGCCGCTGTCCACTGCCAAAATTTTGTCCCGTCTGATGTTATAACGCTTTTTGCTCCTGCTGTTGATGTGTAGCCAGCAACTTGACCACTATTGATAACTTGCACCCCGCTTGCGTTAATAGTGGCTGAATAGCAACCAGATGAATTTGCTGCTGACGATAAACCTATACAGCGTGTTGTTCCGACGATTGCAGGAGGTGAAATACCGTCCAGCATACAGTTATTTGAATAATATCCAGTTGCTACACTATCAGTGACGGCTAGATTTGTATTGACAGTTAAAGCACTTGCAAAATTAGCTTTTGTCGCTGTATCTAAGCTCGAAATATCAACCCAGTTGCCCGACTTAATAAAAGTTGCGCCGCCCGTTGAATAAATATCGCTCAAATCGGTAGAGAAATCATTGTGTGTATATAACGGATAATCAACATCAACCTTAACCGATTGATTAAAAATTGCCCCTTGCGTAATTAGCTGTTCTGTCGTGGCTGTGCTTAAATCAACAGACAACAGGCTTTCTTTTGCTTTCGTTGCAAATTGTGTCTTAAATTCCGAAATTGTAGTTGGTGCGGTCATATTTACAGGCTCGCTAAAGATAAAATGTAGGCAAATCGATTGGTAGGATTGCTCAATGAGGCATTAAGAATTAATGCTTGCACAAAAGAAGTTGAAGCTGCACTCATGGAGTTATCGCTGATATTTTTTGCAGGAACGGTAAGTGAAGTATTTGTGAAATCATGCGTTCCACTCCATGACTGTCCAGATATAAGGCCACGCAATAAATCCTCACTTTTTCTTTCTGTTGTTTCATTATTAAATTGCATTTGAATATCACTTGTGACATTTACCGTGTAATTTAATGCGGTATGCGACGCGACAACCGCGCCCAATATGTTTGGGAACGTATTTTTAATCGTGCTTTTTATCAATCGCAAGTGGTCGTCGCCTTGCGATTTTGCGTCGGCTGGTGTCGGATTTGTAACGTTTAATTCGTTGATAAATGTTGCTGTTTCGAGTGCCATGCTTACCCCGCGATAATACTAAAACGTGATTTTGTGACGTTTTCACAAGTTAATAATGAGTTTTTCACCGTGTTTTCACTGCCTTGCGCTTCAATCATTGCCACATCGAGTTTTTGTTGCCAGACTTGCATTTGCTCCATGTCCCGAATAAACACCGCCGCTTCAACCAACGCCCCGAACAAATAAATATCGGGGTAGTTTGTCAAAATGTAATTGGTGTCAGTCGTGGCGATATTGATAGTTTGAACATAGCGCAAACGTAGCGGATAGCCGTCACTTGCAATCCTATCGAACTGAATTTGATTTGATTTAACTGCCCAAAAGTTCGGGTAAGATTCAATCGGTGAGTAATCTAGTTCGCTTGCTTGCTTTAATATCAATTCTTGACGCGGCACAAATGATTCAAGCCATAGCACGATTGGCGAGCCAAAATCAGACGGTAAATCAACAAATTCGCTATGTGGCGTTGCCGTTAATAACGCTTCGGTTTCAGTCCCTCGCGCTGAAAAAACACGGTTAATCCGTGATTCTGCCAGCGCGATAAAGTCAGGGATTGTTTCCGTTAAATCATTGCGGTGCAGCCAATTCGCTATCGCCGATTGAAGTGTCGAGTAATTCGTTATTGCCATTGTCTACCGCCTCAACAGTGTTTGATTTTTTGGATTTTTTGTTTGCTTTACCTAAATCGTAATAATCAACAAAACCTTCTGCTTGCGCCAAAAGTTCTTCGTCCGAATCATTAACTATTTTTGCAATGTAACTGCTTTGGTTTTCGCCTTGATATACGGCTTTTGGATATTCAATCATTTTTAATCTCCTTCAAAACGGGCGTAGCCGAAACCACGCCCTAACGGGTTTAGTTAGTCACACGGCACGCCATTTGTGGGCGAATCGTTTTGTAGCCGTAAAGCACATCAATACGGCAAGGTAAGTTGTCGTTGTTAATGTCATACGCGCGAACAATACGCATTGAAATACCGTCGAACACTTCACGACGCGCAAAATCAACGCCTTGTGGCATCACTAAGTCAGCCGTTGCAAAGCTGAACGCATCTTTGTGGAATGCTAAGTTTTGACCGTAACCTGTGTTTGCTGAACCAACGACCGTAATCGCCGCGCTGTTGGCAGGTGACGCATTAACGTTTTGTGCTGCGCCACTTGTTACGATTGGTGGACTAATGCCGATTGTTGCAGTTGTGGTGGTTGCTGTTAAATCTGCCGTAACGACAAATTGCTGTAACGATGCCATGACCGCTTTTGATTCTGGATGAACCTGGAACACGCCAGCGATAGTAAATACTGTACCTGCTTTGAATGTATCGTTGTTCGCAGTGCCGCCAATTACCAAAGACGAACCTGTTTGCGTCGCGCCCGAAACGGTCAACGATGCTACTTTGTTACCAATTGTGTGTGTTGGTAACAAGGTGTTTTCGTACCAGTCAAAGCCAGCGGTACGTCCCATTTCGCCCTCACGGTATTGTTCCGTAATCGCTTTAGAATCTTGGAACAATCCTTTTAACGAGTTCACAATTTCAACTGTCGAAATCGGCAACAAGTGCATCGTTCTGTTGTTGTCCATCGGCGTTAAACTTTCGTTTAATTTTTGACGTGCTTGTAAGTACGTTTTGAGTGCATCCGTGCCAGTTGGAACTGTGCCTGCTGTACCGACTGAATTGTAAATGTCTTTGTACATCGTGAGCGCATCCGCCTCGATGTTAGCCGCTAAGACTGACAGCGCAGGGTCAAGAATACGCGAACTGAAATCATCAAGTGACAGCGTCAATTCAGCACTTGAGAAATTCACGTCCACACCTTTTTGCGTTGCAACTTGCAAAGTAGTGTTAGTTTCGGTCGTGTCTTGTGTACTTAATGTTTTGCCCGTGCGAACTGTGTACTGGTTTGGGAAGCGGATTTTTAGCGTATCACCAATTTTCGCGCCTGTTTTTGCAAACGAGCTATCGTAAGTTCTTGAGATGTTTCCGATAAATGTTAACTTACTGTGGAGAACACGAAGTGCTTCTTTGGTAATAATACTGGATGTTAATACTGTATTTGCCATTTTGATAATCCTGTCGCCGTCACGGCGAGAAAGTTGTTTTTAACGTTGTTTTTTTCGTAACTGCTGATTTCTGCTACGCATCCATTCGTCCGTTGTCATTCGTTCAGGATTTTTAGTTGCGGGTGCAGATTTGCCGACGGTTTTCACTGGTGTTGCGGGTGTTGTCGGTTTTTTCGCTGGTACTGCTTTTTTGTTTAACACTTGATGACCAATCATTGCCGCGTGCAACGTCTTGACAATTCGCGGGTCAGTGATTGTTTGTAAATCTTCAACCGCGTAACCCAACTCTTTGTGTGCAAACGTCAAAATGTTGGTTGCCATTTCTTGCCCCCAGCCTGGCAATTCTTTTGCTAAAACTGCGTTGCCTTCTGCTGATGCAGTCGCTAGGCGTTGCTGCGTTTCTGCTTGTCGGCGTGCGTCGTTTTGCTGGATTTGCTGGACGGTTTGACCGCGTGTTTCTTTTAAATTCTGAAACTCAAACCAAAGTTGTTGCGCTTGCAACGGGTCTTCATTTGATAACGACTGCCAGTTCACTTTTTGGAATTGCTGGAGGCGTTCATCAATTGCCGCGACTTTCGCAATTTCACGAATGTTTTGCTGAATCGCTTGTTGCGTTTGAGTTTGCTCTGATTCAAAGGCTTTGCGTTGTTCAGCTAACGATTGCGTTTTTTGCGTGTAATCGGCTTGCATCATCAAAAGCGGTTTTAAGGCTTTTGGGACTTTGTACTTCTGCCCGTCGTGTTCGACTTCTTCGTCGTCGTCTTCTTCGGGTTGCGAATCGTCGTCAGGTTGTTCGTCGTCCGAATCTAACTCTGATTCAATTTGTGTATCGTCGTCTTCCTCGACTGCTTCAGGTTCTAAGCCTTCGACTTGGTCGTTGTCTTCCATTTTGTAAATCCTCTACGGGAAAAGTTGCCGCCATCAAGACGGGTTAAAGATTTATCTATACAAACGTGAATGGACGTTCAGATATGTATAGTTTTTACCGCACTGGTGGGTTCATGTTCACAGGTGGCGGTGGTTGATACGGTTGTATCGCTGGGACAATCGGTTGATTACCCAAAACATCGGGACTGCTTAAAACTTGTTGAACTGTTTGCAACACCAACGCCTGTAATTGGTCAGGCGGCATAGCAGGTTGCATGATTTTTAATCGGTCTGTTTCAGCTTTGAAGCCGTCGATTTTTAATTTTTCAGCGTCAATCAAATGGTCAAGCTGTAACGCCTGTAACTGCTGACTTGCTTGTGATAATTGCGCTTGTAGCATTTGTATTTGCTGTTGATGCTGTTGTTGCATCGCTTGCATTTGCGGGTTTTGACCTTTGATTTCTGGCGGTAACATCATTGCCAAACGTTCTGATATTTCTTCAGAACCGTTCCAATCAAGATTTTTAACGAGTAAGTCACTAATCAGCCCAGCCGCTTGTGGCATAACGCGGATGAGCTCGAGCATTTGATTTGCCGCTTCTTCGCGCTTAGTGCTAAATGACGCGCCTGTTTCAACGGTTACGTCATACTTGCCAACAGTTAAATCAAAGATTTTTTCCACACCTTTTGGCGTGGTTGTTGGTGTTCCAAGTGGTACGTTAGTCGGTTTTTTGTCTTCGCCCAAAATCCTCACAATGCGTTGACCGTTGTACACGCTAGGAATTAGGTCAACTAAGATTCTGCCCGTGTGACGGATTGCACGCGATAAGTTGTCGATGAAATGAAACGTTGAAGTGTCGCTCTCACGTTGACGCGCTAGAATCGCTTTGCCGCTGGTTTCGTTGCCTTGCGCTCCCATTCCTGCATCAAAAATGCCGATGATTGATTTAATATCATCCGCTGCATTCATGGCTTCTTGAATCATACCTACTGGCGGTTGCGGGAACGGTTGACGCATTGGTGGCTCGATGCCGTCGTATTCAATAAACGGATGATTCTTAACGTTAGCTGTATTCCATTTTTCAATGTCAGAGTTAAACGCGCCTTTTTTACCGATAAATGGCGTTCTTGGTGCAAGTGCCATCATTTCTGTAGCATTAGTACGCCAAAAATTAAACTGACGTTGACTGTCCTTTGCATCACGAATCAATGAACGAAAATAACGCTTGCCCTCGATGTTCACCTCATCGCCATACACGGGAATAATCGGGATGTAACGACCCGACCATTCTTTTGATTCAAGCACCTCCGCGCCTGTCAAAATGTGTTGCATGACTTTATGTGATTCAACTTCGCGTGTGTTGGTAACAGTGATACCCAAAACGTCGTAAATTTCTTGATGTTCTTTGTATGCGTCTTCGTCTAAAACTGTGCCGTCTGATAATTGGACAATTGTTTTGTTGCTTAGTTTTCGCTCCCAGTATTCGCAGACAAGGATTTTCTCACTATCAATCCAGGGTTCAGCTAGATGTTCATAAGAGTCCCAATTGGCTTGTTCTTTGTCTTTCCATCGACGTTCAAATTCGTCTTTCGTGACAAGCTCAGTCACAAACGCGCAATTCCAATCGCTTGAATCAGCACAATCACTATCAGGGTCAGCATAAATAGAAAATGGATTAGCCACGCGCTCAATACACAAATCCATATCAAACGTATCGTCGTGTGCATGTTCGATGTTCACGCGCCAATAACCAAAGCCCATTGTCACAGCGTCTTCTAAGGCTGTATCGTAGGCAATATCTGCGTTTGATGTGTATTCGATGTTGCGGATTAACCCGTTTAGAATCTCAGCCGTGTCCGTGTCGGATTCAGAATCGACAGGATGACATTTGATTGCGGGTTTGTTTTGACGCGAATCATTCACTACTTGGCGAATGTACGCTGGTAATTTATTGATTGTCAGGCATGGTCTGCCGTCGATTTCACGTTGATGCTTAACCGAATCGTCCCACTGCTCTCCAAGTCTTGCAAAACGCTTATCTTCAAGTCCTGCTTTGCGATTGTCGGCTTCAACTTCTGCGGCACGCTCGAACAACTCTTTGGCATCTTCGAGAATATCCTCAACTGAATCTTCATCTTCGTTTTCTTTAATTGCGATATTTGCCATTGCATAAATCCGTAACGGAGTTTGCTGTCATCACGACAGTAATTTTTTTGTCCACGCACCGTGCAGTGTGTGTACAGATTATCCCATCCACCCACCCGCATGAGGCGAGTAATCAGTTGTTCTTTTCTTTGGTTCTGTTGTCGCTATATCAACGCCCGACATAATTAAATAGCGTGTTGCGTCCATGATATGGTCGTTCTCTTTTACGATATTGCCTTTTTCGTCGCGCCGATATAAACGGAACTCGCTCAACCAATTCGACATCGACTTAAAGACTTTTAGCTTGCCAGCGGATAACCGTTGCCAAACTGCATATAAACCTGCTTCACGCGCATTCACCGCAGGTTGCAGCGACAAACCATGTTGAACGTATTGCTCAAACAACTGCATTCCGTCTACTTGACTACGACCTCGTGACGCTGGGTCGATAACGCCGTTTATCCATTCGCCGCGTGATTTAATTGAATCTGCGTGGATAACTGGCTCGGCTTGTCCACGATAATGTTCACTAAACAAATAAACCGTATCGGTATCTCTATCAATTGCGCCCCACACTACCGCCGTGCGATTCCAACCAACGTCCATGCCATAGACTTTCGCCCAGTGTTCGGGGATTGGAAAATCATCCACAACAATGTCACTTTCGGGTACAGGATAAATTGCACCAGCCCCTAATTGCGGCACACCTTTCGAGCGTGCATCACGTTGAAACGGTGGGATAGATTCCAGTAGTTCGGCTTTTACCGCGTCACTCAAATGCGGCACGTCGTCCCATGTTGCCATGACCACGAACTTACTGCCGTCATTTTGTTCGGCGAGTTGACCGTTTGGCAAAAATGCTAAAACCACTTCTGAAATACCCATTAGAGGTGTAAAAGTCAGCATTAACATTCCGTTGTTAGTCATTGTTCTCAAAAGACATTCAGTATAAACGTCTAACGGTGGCTCTTCATCGAGTAGAATTACATCCTGTTCACTACCTTGGAAAGCTTCGCGACGTTGGTCATAAGATTTTAGATTTAGTGTCGATGTACCACCGCTAACGTGTTTGACCAGAATAATCTCTACTGCGTCAGCAATACCCGATTTAGCTTTGGTATCAATCAAGTTATCAAATGGGATTAAACCTGTGCCGTAACTGCCTGTATTGCCTAATAACTTCTGTTGCAAAATATCACGGGCTGTTTTACCCGTATCGCCAGCCGCCCACGCCTTAATCGGACGGTCAAAACGTCTACCAACCCACCAATCGGGATAATTGCCCGTTAAATGCAATGTGAGTTCATAACAACCAACGGATTCCGTTTTACCTACGCGGTTCGCCGCAAGCATTAAGCGTTGACGATATGTCGCGCCAGCTTCAAAAAATGACGTATGTTTCGTGTAAAGCTCGCGTCTTAGTTCGCCCGTGTCAGGAAAATACGACAAAATCTTACGTCTTGATTTGCGCAATTCTTTTTCTTCGAGCAACGCTAAAATTTCGAGCTTATTCATTAGCCGCAGGTTCTAAGTGTGACGGTGAAAGATTCAATTGCTAATGTGCCTGTTGACGCTGTTGCACACGTCGCTCTAATGTCAATCGGCAGCGCAGTTGTGCTTACATTTACAACTGTATCTTGTCTGGCTACTTGCGTACCACTCTGTGTTCCGTAGCCACTTGGACTTGCGGGTCTGATGCTAGATATTTGCGTGTTGCTATCAAGTCTTGCAGCACCCAGGAAACTTGCGCGGCTTGATGAATTAACGCCATTAACGTTGGCTTGGTAAGTTAGTGTTACTGCATTTAATTGTGATACATTCTTCCCGCCAACGCGCCAGTTCATAAACATTGAGTTTAGAGATGTTCCAGCGGAGCAATTTGCCAACCCTTCCAGTTCTATAATGTCACCTGCTTGCAATATCCCCGCAGGTACGCTATACGGAAGCGCAATATCTTGTATGCCTGTGCTTGCTGACCAAGATGCCGTCGGTATTGTGTCTGTAGTTCTCAATGCGTCTAAAACAACACTCCCACCAACAGCCCTGTATCGAACTCCATCGCTATACCATTCACTGCCGCCCATGCCGATGTCGGTAAAGATGACTTTATCGGTGAAAGGCACTAACGAGCTAATCGCTGGACGACTTGCCCACGTTGTTACGATTACGTCCGAACCACCAGCGCGTGTAACATTTATTGCGCCCATGTTATGCTCCGATTGTTGTGCGAACTTTTGCGGATGTGCCAGAAATAGCAGTGCATGACGCATA